TAATACTATAGCCATCTGGGACACAGAGCACAGTCGACGTGTCCCTATAAATAGGCAGTCTTCTGCCTAGTTTCCTCCTCTTTTGTTGAGTAAACAACAACATGGCATTGCGGTACAAATCTCGGTCAAATTACCGGCGGATACCTCGGTCTCGTGCCAAGTATCGCGCCCGGAAACGGTCAGCCCCTCGTAGGCGAACCTATCGGAAGCGACAAATGTCCGTTCGCCGCATACGCAACATTACATCGCGAAAATGCCAAGACAATATGATGCCGATCACAATCTCCGACGACGGAGTAACCGAGGGAACACCAGGAGTTGGTGTCACAATGGTTGGGGACTTTGTTTACACTTTCTGTTTCGTCCCGTCCGGAAGGATGCCTGGCCCCCAGTACGGAGCGAGCGAGCGTCGCCGTGCCCGAACGTTCGCCCGGGGTTACAAAGAGACCGGTCTTCTCGAGACCCAGACCGATGCTCAATGGATATGGAGACGCATCGTATTTCGCATGAGACTTGGGAAGTGGATCGGCGGGTTCGATACTCTCCTCGACCCAACTCAGACACTCATATTGGACCACACGACCAACGGCATGATGAGGACCCTCTGGAACCTCGGCAATACGACGGACCTCAACGCTATTGATCGGAACGACGCTCTCGACAAGATCCTGTTCAAGGGTACACAAGGACAAGATTGGGCCGACAAGTTCACCGCCCCTGTCGATCCTACGTCAGTGTACTTAATCAGGGACAAGACTAGGTACATTGGTGGTTCCATGGCAGCTAGTGGTAGGTTCCACCGCGTACGCGACTGGTACCCTGTCAACCGCACACTTGTGTACGAAGACACCGAGCACGGACAGCCCCCCGACACAGCTACCCCCTGGTCCGATGAGTCACGCACCACTTGTGGTGATGTGGTGGTACTGGACATGTTTAGATGTGCCAGTGGAGATGTGACAGATACAATGTCGTTCAGCCCAGAGGGGTGTTATTATTGGCATGAATAGAGTGGTGTGGTAACACATACGAAAATACAATTTGCCTCCAACCAATCAGAGTCCGCCCCCTTTTCCAGTCGTGGGTCCGTGTTAGCCAACCAAATTGCGGGCCGCCCCCAATGGATCAACTTCTTTGATTTGTACTTGTCAGTTGCATAGAACTGTGACTGGTGACCCAACCAGAACTTGTATGCGTGAAAGAATTCGAGACCCCCCTGAATATCGTCGAAAACGGCATAGTCGACGTTCTCCACCCCCTCGTCCAATGAATACAATCCACCAAAATAGGCGTGGTTCCCTAGGGAACGCGCCCACACCGTCTTGCCTACTCTGCTAGGCCCGTAGATAACAAGGGACATTCCCCTGCCTGCATATGTTAGCGACACTGGCAATTACACCGCGAAAGGGCGGCCGGTAGGCCGACCAATTAACTTCTGGCGTAAGCCGCTTTCTTTCCTAATCACGCCTGAGAGGCCCGACAGGGCCGATTGGGCGCACATACCTGTATTGTTTGTTCGCAAGTAGCCATCAACCCAACTACCGAGTTCCGGGTAGTCGTCAAGGTAGAATCCCAAACTTGGGTCATGTTGATATGGTTCTGGGTCCACACGAAAGTGCCAGTCGGCATATTTTTGAAGGGAAACGAAGCTGGTTGCGAGAGCCCGTGGTTGATGCTGTCGAAGAAGCGACCAAAACTCGTCCCTATCCTTCGCCATGACAATCTGAGACCATACATCCTTCGTCGGTGGAGCTCCAGCGTCTCCAGGTCTCTCGAGTCCACCGGCACAAATGTCTCCATCTTTAATCGCGTAGTCAAATCCGCGTCCAGGGTTTCCGAAACTAGGCGAGATATTAGGGTGGAAACCCGCAACATCAAAGACAGTTGCAGATGTCGATCTGAACTTCCTGCCAAAGTGGACAAAAGCATGGAGATGGACTCCTCCATCTCGGTGGTGTTCTCTTCCGACAATGCACTCGCCATGGATCGAGGCCAAGTGGTCGACAACGTCAAAAGGGTCGAGGCTGCCGCTCTGAGCGTAGGTGAGGAGGACATAGCGTGAATTGACATAAAACGCGGGCATTGTAGGGTGTCCTGTCCAGATGGCGAATT